GTTCTAGTTTCAAAAATTTGATTAGCTAATTGAGCTTGTCTATTAGCAGTAGCTACACTATTAAATGCTGCTGCATCAGAACCAAAAATTTCTGTTAAAGATTTAGCAATACTTCCAGAGCCAAATTGTGCAAAAGCTCCTAATACACCAAAAGCCTCTTCTTTTGTAATGCTAAGACGTTTTGCAACTGCGTCTATATCTTTTGCTGTAAGTTGAGCACCACCACTAACATTTGTAAATTGAACATTTAAAGCAGCTAATGATTGATTAAATTTATCATTTTTATCAATAGCAGAACCTATTGCAGTACCAAGAATAGATAACGCAAAACAATAAAGGAAAAGCTCCACCAATGATTGCACTACTAGCTGTGCTTCCAAATTTTTGCCTTCTTGCTCTTCTTTTTGCTGCAAGTGCATTTGCTTCTTTCTCTGCTTTTCTTCTTAATGCAGCTTCTTCCTTTATTGCTTTCTTTACAAAAGCATTTGATCTTTTCTCAAGAGCTAATTGACGTTTTGTATTGGCTGCTCTTTTTTTACTTGCTTTACTTCTTATAGCTTCAACATCTTTTACAAGTTTCTTTTCATTTTCTAGTGCTTTTGCAATTCTATCGCCTACTGGAGATGATTGACCTTGCAAACTACCCATACCAAAACCAGGTATCATTTCTAGCTGTGATGCTTGAAAAGGTCCAACTGGAGAAGAATATGCCCGTGGATTACCAGCTAGTTTTCTTCTTCTACGTCTTATAGCTTTTGCAATAGGATCTGAACCAACACCAGAACCAGGTAAAGGCATTGGTGTATAAGAAGTCCTAAAACGATTTAATAATTTTTCTCTTTCTTTATATTCTCTATTTAAATTTTTTTCTGCCAATACTAACTCTCTAGCAGCCTTTTCCTGTAGTTTTGTTCCAGAAGCTACAGCATTAAAATTTGCTTTTGCACTAGCAAGAGTATTACTTAAAGTATTAAAACTCTTTACTAAACCGTTACCACCTTGTTGAAATTCTTTTAAAAATTTATTTAATTGTTTTACTTCTAAGCTAGTTCCTTTAAGAGTATTATTAAATCTGGTTAATTTTTCATTCCCCTTTATTACAACTCCAATATCAATATTATAATTAGCCACTTGCTATAAAAAACTAAAACATTTTCTCTATATTACCTTCTTTTGCTTCGTAAAGCACTAGATCGTTGTGCTTGTTCTCTTTGTTTTTCATATTCTTCATGTTCAATCTCTGCATAAGCAGCCCAACCTATCATCTCTTCAATAGTAAGAGTCTCACATAATTCAGCTACAGTTTTATGTAATTCTTTTGCTAAAGAAAATAAAAACTGCCAATCTTTATTAGCTTTTCAAATCGGCTTTAGCCTCTGATACCCCCTTATCAGCACCAGCATTAATCATTGCTAATTGTATTTCTTCAAGAACAGAAACTTCAACCTCTCTTCTAAGAGATGCTTTATCTCCATCTTGAAAAATTCTTTTA